GAGACGGTAGCAGAGACGGTAGCAGAGACGGTAGCAGAGACGGTAGCAGAGACGGTAGCAAAAAACGACACCCACATAACTTATAATAAAACAAAACAAAAACACAAACTAAAAGAAAAAGATACTACTGACGTAGTATCCAAAAAATTTGATTTTCGAAAATCGCTTTTGGATTATGGTTTTGATAAGAAGTTGGTAGACGATTGGCTCTTGGTGCGAAAAAACAAAAAGGCTACAAATTCGGAAACTGCGTACAGTCAATTTATCTTGGAGGTGGAAAAAACCATTGCGAGTTATCCGTTAAAAATCAATGATTTGTTGCGACATATAGTTGCAAAAAGTTGGAGCGGATATAAAGCCAATTGGGACATAAGTGAGATATGGCAATACAATAGTAATCAAAGTTTTAACAATCAAAAAACTACGGTAAAAAATGAACAGAACAAGCAAAGTGGAGCTGCTCTCGGACGTGTTGCGACAAGCGACCAACACAGAGCCATCTCACTATAACGAACAGGAAGAACAGGCGTATACTTGGCGTAATCTCGGCAGAAAGACGCTCGAGATACTGTATGGCTATCTGAAAGAAAGAGGCGAGCGGATAATATGGGACGACTGCACGCGGAAGCTGATAGAGTACTTGACGCGGTGGTACTGCGGAGATACCGAAGGAGTAACCGACGAGATACGGATACACAAAGGTTGGCTGATACGTGGCTCTGTAGGAGTGGGTAAATCGAAGTTGCTAACGTCTTTTTGCAGGGCGGTAAATGCCGACTTCTACGAAGAGATAAAGCGGAGGCAAGCACCTGCGATAAGGCTTGTGCACAGCTTCGACGTACAGACGGCATACATCGAGCAGAACACCGCAACGATAGAGGCACTCAAAAGTATCGATATACTCGTAATCGACGATGTAGGAGTGGAGAACTCGGAAGTGCTGTACTACGGTAATCGTCTGTGTCCGTTCGTGGACTTGTACGACAAGCGGTATCGCTCTGATTTGCGTACGATACTGATAACTAACCTGCTGCCAAAGTCGAACGACGACGACAAGGAGGTAACTCTTAGGTCGAAGTACGGCGAACGTATCTACGACCGCATACGTGAGTGCTGCAATGACTTTGTATTTGAGGGAGAGAGCAAACGAAAATGAAAAAGGGATTAAATGTAATAGACCTATTCAGCGGCATCGGCGGTTTCAGTTTGGGGTATCGGCGGTTGCGAGAAGATTGAGGTTTGAGTATTAATAATAAAAAAAGGAATTAAAAAAATGAAATCATTAAATCAATTGCGTGATGAAATTCACGCTAATGCAAAAGAAAAAGGATTTTGCGATAGTAAAAAAGAGGTAGGAACGATGTTGATGCTGATTGTTTCGGAATTAGCCGAAGCGTTAGAGGCTGATAGAGCAGGGAGTTTTTGTGATTTTTTTAAATATGAAAAATACAGAAGAGACAAATTTGAGTTTAAACATAAACAAGAGACAGATGTGAGGTTTATGCCACGAAGTCCGTGTTTAATAAGTTCATCGGAAGAGATAGAAAAAGAGGCTTTTGATATATATATCAAAAACACATTTGAAGATGAATTGGCGGACGTTATCATTCGTACACTTTCCATTTGTGGCTATTTGGGTATTGACATAGAGAGAAATGTCCTTGCAAAAATGAGGTACAATAAAACCAGAGAAAAAATGCACTCAAAAAAGTATTAAAGTTATGCAAACAACGCTTTTCGATATTAGAGAATTCGAGGGTACGCCTGCACCATTAACACCTAAACACCGGTGGTTAGAGGAGAACGGCTATACGTGTCGGCAGTGCAGGCACAGGCAAAGGTGGGAGTGCGAAAGTGGAGTTCGGATTATACAATACTGTGGCGTACGACGTAGTAATAGAACGGAGAACGGATTATTACATATAAAGGTAACAAATAAAGCGTGTTATATGTTTGAATTAGAATAAAAAAATAAAATAGGAGAAAAAATTATGCAGAAAAGAATGTTTAGAGACAGGTATGGGCTAACAGACTTGGTACTGTCGGGACAGAAAACGCAAACGAGAGACGTTATTAAAATACAAGATGAGCGTATTAACCATTTGAGAGGTTGGAATTTGGATTACGGATTTGCGGAGTTCGGCAGAGAGGGGGAAGCACCTTTGAGGGTATGCTCGAAATATTACGTTGGCGAGGTGGTTGCAGTGGCACAAAGTTATGAAAAGGCGAAAGTAGAGTTTGTACCTTTCAAAGAGGGCGGCGGTAAATGGGGTAATCCAAGAAAGCTTGCAGGATGGACTAATAAGATGTTCGTAAGAGCAGAATTAATGCCTCACTCTATCAAAATTACCAACATACGAGTTGAGAGATTACAAGATATAAGTGATGAAGATTGTTTGGCGGAGGGGGTTGAAAAAGACCTCGCCGAGGGGTTAGCATTATATTGGTTTCCAGTACACATCGAGGGAATTAGTTGGGAAGAACGGAAAGCCCGTTCGTATGAATTATCAAGGCACGAATATGAGGGGAAACCCGGAGTATATTTTTGGGGAACTCCACAAGAAGCCTATGCCGCTTTGATAGACAAGATAAACGGCAAAGGCACTTGGGAGAGCAATCCGTATGTGTGGGCGTATGATTTTGAGTTGGTTAAATAGTGAAAGAAATGGAAGAATATTTTATTAATAGTGTTGTTATAAATTGGAAGTTTTTTCGGAAACATTCAGAAATAGGTTTATTCTTACTAAACCTTGAGCATACACTTATTGTTGGTAAGATAGGTGCTTTCTTGGATATATTGCAAAGGAAGATAGACAGGCGGCATTGTGAAGAAAAATTACCGAAAAAAGAAAGGTTACAGGCGGAATTTACAATAACCCCAGAGAAGCAACTTAATATTATCGCCATAAACAGTAAAAAATATTATGTAGTAGCAAGGATAAACTACCAAAAGAAAAAGGGGCTTTTGGACGTGGAGACGGAGGAGGAGCACGAGGATTATTTGAAGTCAATGAATAAACAAAATAAAAAGTAAAATAAGATGAAACAAACAATTGAGATTGAAGTGCCTGATGGTTACAAGGCAGTGTATGATAAGGATACACAAAAGGTTGAAATAGTAAGGATAGAACTACCTAAGTCGTGGGAGGAGTTTTGTGAGAACAATCCTATAAAAAATTGGGAGTGCTTTATTACTGAACGCTCAAAAATAGAAGATTTTTATACAGAAGATTCAGTAACAATTCCAGAAGAAAAAAGAGCGAGAAATGTAGATACAGATAAAAGTACTTTACCAGATAGAGAAACAGCCGAAGCTTTTATCGCCCTGATGCAGCTGATACAGTTAAGAGACTGTTATCGACAGGGGTGGAAGCCTGATTGGAAAAATAATGAAAATAAGTTTGTAATCGAAATAATTGATGGAGAAATAACAACATATTGGGACAATAGGAGGTCTCGAACATTATCCTTTCAATCAATAGAGGTTAGAGACAAGTTTTTTGAGAATTTCAGTGATTTAATCGAAAAAGCAAAGGAGTTAGTATAATTATGAAAGAGATAGAAGTAAAGAAGCATAGAGAGATGATAGTCGTTGTGTCGGCGTTGGTTGATGAAAAAAATAAGAAAAAAACAGACGTAGATATAAAAGTTTATTCCGATATGCCGTATGCCTATTTAGTAGACAATGTTGCAGGCGTTTTAATAGGAATAGGTGAATCACTTCGCCGAGATATAAAAGAACAAAAGGAGGACGACAATGAGACCGATAAAGTTTAGAGGTTGGAATGAGAAGAATAAGAGGTGGCTGTACGGTACTTATCTTGTAAATAGGGGCTTTCCGTATATTGTTGAAGACGGTATACAGTCGCCGTTCGCCGAGCCTGCCGACTTTATGGTGGGGGAGGATACAGTAGGACAATTCACGGGATTGAAAGATAAGAACGGTATAGAGATATATGAGTACGACATAATCGGCTACAAAGCACACGAGGGTTACCTCCTCGAAAGTTTTCGTGCTCCAGTATTATTTGAAAATGGAACGTTCGGATATAAACGTGAGAATAGTAAGCTCGGCGGTATCGGAGTGTTTGAGCCTTTCTGCGTACACGATTGCCTACAAGAGGATTTTCTCGACTATGTAGAGGTGCTTGGCAATGCGTTCGGGAGAGAAAATTCGTAAAACCTTTTTTAGATGTAAAAATGAAAACCAAAGAAATATATATTCGGAAAGGAGATATTAAATATCTTAGGCAAATTGAAGAAGCAGAACGAGACAAAAAAAATGCGTTTTTAAGACTATTGGAGCGTCATTCTTTTTTAGACCCGATAATAAACAGAGTGGTTAGACGAAAGTATAAATTGGCGAAGAAACACACTTTTTATAAACTCAATATAGGCTATGACCTTTTTTCTGAAGATGAATTTGTAGATATATTAATCGGAGATGGTGTTAGAGACTTAATCATATATTTAGATTGGGAGCAATCTAAATATATAGCAAAAAAACTTAATTATATATTAGCTATTAGAAAACGTTTAATTGGTAATAATAAAGAAGTACAATATGTTGAAGACGATGAAGAAGTATGATGTAGTGATAGGTATAGACCCCGATGTAGACAAGTCAGGGGTTGCCTTTCTGATGGTAGAAAACAGAATTATAGAGCTTGTGAATCTTACCTTTGCCGATTTGCTTGATTATCTGCGAGAAACAAGAGATGTGCTCACAAAAGAGGGCAGGTTTTTTGTGGTGGTGGTTGAGGCGGGTTGGCTGAACAAGGCACATTGGCACGTGGGTAGAGGTGGCAGTGCGGCACGGTCGGCACTTATCGGTAACCATACGGGACGCAACCACGAGGTAGGACGTAAGATAGTAGAGATGTGCCGACATTACGGCATAGAGGTGGTGGAACAGCCGCCGCTGCGTAAGATGTGGAAAGGCAGAGATGGCAAGATAACACACGAGGAGCTGCAACACTTCACCGGTATAACGGGCAAGACCAATCAGGAGGCAAGAGACGCAGCTCTGATAGCTTGGGAATATGCGGGGCTGCCGATAAAGATAATTACGAATTAATAATTACGAATTACGACAGGCAGATGAAATTCACGATAAGGAGACAGGAAGATAAGCAAGCAGTGATGTCATACCTCGAGAAGTTACCAACAGATAAGCCGTACTTTGCCGAGATAAAGCAGATACGGCAACGTCGCACTATCGACCAGAACAGCCTCTACTGGCTATGGCTCAAATGTCTGCAAGACGAGACAGGTGAAGACAAGGACAGGCTACACGAGTACTTTAAGGCGAGGTATTTGGGCGTTAGTACAGTGGAGGTTTTCGGGGTAGATGTGCAGATGTCGGCAAGTACAACGAAGCTCGACACGAAAGAGATGACGCACTATCTCGACCGTATACAGCAGTTTGCCCTTGCAGATTTGGGCATTGCATTACCAAATCCCTCCGATTTATACTGGGAGCAGTTCTACCAAAAATATAAGGGTTGGATTTGAAAAGAAGCCAAAATCTTACGCAAAACGCCTAAAATGGTGTAGAAAACGCCTAAAATAACGGGAGGCACATAAAACGCCCAAGTATTCAGAATAATATGAATATTTTTGGGCGTTTACTTTAAAAACATATAGGAGATATAAGTATGCCAATACCAATAATATTAGGGGCTATTGCGGCAGCAGGAGCGATAACAAGTGCCGTACTAACAGCAAGAGCAAATAAAAAACACCGAGATGCTCTCGATAAGGAGGCAAATAGACAGAAGCAGTTTTATGAAGGGCAGCTGAACGAGAACCCTCTCGACCAATTTCACAATAGGGCATTGATAGGGGAAATGCGTCGTGCGGCAAATGCTCGTATAGAGCAGGAGCGAGCGAGACGTAAGATAACAGGTGAGTTGGACACTACCAATATGATGAAAGACCAGAACGCACAAGCTATGCAGAATATGTATAGCCGTATAGCAACTAATGCCTCATTGCGTAGAGATGGTATATTGAACGCATACGAGAGAAGTAGGCAGGGGATATATGCACAGCAGGCAGATTTGCAACGAGCCGAGATGCAGAACTATGCCAATCTTGCGAGCAATATAGGTAATGCCGCGGCTACGGCTATGGGTGGATATTCGGGCAAAGGGATTGGTATCGGTGGAGGGAGCAAAGCACCCAAGATAAATATCGGTACACAAAACGTAGATACACCTGCATATAATACAGGAGATATACAGGACATAAATAATCCAAACAAGAATACATATATAGCTTAACACTACGACGATGATACTTGATATTGACAATAAGAAAAACGCTATAGGGGCGAAAGAATATCCTGACAACTATCACGACTATAAGGACGAGGAGAATTATGATGTCGATAAAGAGCCGTCGACACTGGAGGAATGGGAGGCAATGCAAGGCGACGAGCAGCAGCCTATCGGCAATGTATCTGAGAGAGGCGATAGTCAGTTGCAAAGTACAAGACAAGATAACGCCTATAAGCGTACAAATACACTACCTCCGAGTACAGAGGCGGCAGATACATATTGGCAGTGGGCGAAAGATAGGGATAAGGAGATACGACGTAACAATCCCAGAGATTACAAGACAATAGCGGATTACTATTTGCGAAATAACCCTCAACCTACTTTGCCCGAAGATGATATAAAAGCGGAGAGACGGCGAGCTAACTTAGCTATGCTTAGTGAGGCATTACATTTATTGGTAGATATAGGTAGTGCTGTCGGAGGAGGTAATGTGTATAAAAGAGAGCCGCACGCACTACGGGCAGTATTGGATAGTAAAGGTAGGCGTGAGGCGTTGATTGATAGTTATCGGAGAAACTTATCGAGATGGCAAGATGCATACGCTAAGGTGATAGGCGACGCAAGCCAAGAAGACAGAGACCGTACTATCGATATATTCAGGACGATATACCCTGCATATACAAGTCTGGATAAGGAGATGTTGCAGCAAGGCAATCGATTGGAGCTTGAGGCAGAAAAACAGAAAAACGCCTTAGAGAGACAAGAAAGAGCACAAAAGGCAAAAAAAGCTTTGGAAGACTACAAGAATAATCTAAGAAAAAATCTATACAAATACAAAGGAGAACAGTTGATAGGCGTATGGTTTCCGGGTGAAACCAAACCAGTCCGAATCCCCCAACGAGATAAACCTTTCTATGATGCTCTGATGGAGATATATGCTACAGAGAAGGGTCTACCTCGGCCTTTTTATGACAAGCGTAATGGCAAGTGGGTTATTCCAACGAAAGCCGAAGTCGATGTTAAAAAGTTGGAAAACAAGGCTAATATGAACAGCGGACAGATGGGTGCAACGAAAGAATTTTATGGAAGTACGGTAAACCTCGATAATCCGAAAGCGGGTACACAAGGAGGGAATAATCAAGGAAAGAAACCCAAGAAACCATTTTAATAACAAAGACAGTAGTAAATAATCATATATGGGCGACATAAAGAAATTATACAAATACCTTCAATCGAGGAAGGTACAGGGACTTGGCAGCGAAGAAGAGTTTAAGGACGGATTTTTGAACGATAGTGCTTTTTCGCAGAGGGTTTACGACTATGTGAAGCCTCTGTTTGACGATATAGAAGGGACACACAAGGAGTTTGTCGATGGTTTTAGAGAGCCAAAGAATAATACTGCCTATGCTACACCTGTGCCTTACGATAAGAAAAAGTATTATGGTATAGGAGAGGATTATCCCGATTGGGTTGATAAGCATAAGACGTATTTTGGCAACCCACCGAAAAATATAGATGAGGCGGCTATCGGTATAAAGAAAGTAAACAATATGGAACTAACGCCTCAGGAGAAGAGTCGTGAGCGTCGGGCTAAGGCGACAGAGCACGTAAATGCCAATATAGGCGTTGAACGGTATAATGCATATAAAGAGGCAGAGGCACAATATCGGGCTGCGATAACTTCACGTTTGGACACAGATATAGAGAGGGCAAAAGCAGATAAGAGAGCAAAAGAAGAAGAGATAAACAAAACCATACCACAAGGCTCTCGTGCTTTGGCGTTGTTTCCACAGGCAAAGATGGCTGTGCAGTGGACAATACCCGCCTATACATTGGATGTATTGGAAGATACGAAAGAGTTGCTCGAAGCTCCGACGAAAGGTAGCAATTGGGCGGGCAGTATGTGGGCAGGATTTAGGGATAATGCCGATATAAAAAGTTTCTTAAGTCTCGGTATGAGTACCTTTGCCAAGACGGGTAAGGTATATGATATATGCAGCCGATACACAAATGGAGAGAAATTGACCGACGAGGAGACTAATCTATTGGAGGCTCTTGCGATGAATACGGCAGTAGCAGGACTACGAGCAGGCGACATTAGCGGTTGGTATCGGTCTGGGGAAGTGACCGGTGATATGGTAGAAATAATGGGACAATTTTTACTTACGGGAGGTATTGGCACAGGTGCGTCGAAGGTAGTATCGAAAGCGATAGGAAAGACGATGCAGAAGATACTACCGAAAGTGGTATCGAAGATGGGAGCAAAAGGTGCTGTGGGTACTGTACTTCGTGGAGCTAAGTTTGCAGGTAAAGGAGCGGTCGATGTAGTGGCAGGCGGAGCTGCTCAGTCGATATATATGCCGAGTACATATAGTGGCTATTGGGAGAAAAAGTCGGGTACGGTAACACACGGAGATAAAGATGGTGAGTATAATATAGAGCCTTCGAAAATAAATGATTTGCAGGCGATGTTGAGCTCGATGGCTGAGACAGGAACAGAGCGTCTTGGAGGAGCATTTGTGGGAGCGGGCAGTAAGATATTGAATAATATTGTGCCGAAGAGTTGGGCTAAACTATCGACCAAAGGAGTGATAGGTGCATTAATAAAGGCAGGAGGTACTGCCAATAAATATATGGCGAAAGCAGGAGTAAACAGTACTATGGGCGAACTTAGCGAGGAGTTTGCAGGAGCTGCTTTCGATAAAGCTATCGGAGCGAGTAGCGACGAAGAGTGGAAAGCTTTTTGGAGCAAAGACAATATGCTGCAGATGATAGGCGGATTTGCTCCGATGAGTATGTTTGGTCTTGGTATGAATGGGGCTACGATAGCGAATAAGAGACTATCGGCTCTGAGGTCTAAACGTAAGTTTGTAGCATTTACCAGAGAGGCGGGTAGCAAAGAAGGGGTGAAGATGGCAGAAGACATTCTCAATACTCCAATAGAGGACTTGGGTAAAAAAATGCACAAATATACGCAAGAGATAGGCGGATATACGGACGGCGAACTTAATGATAAAGGAGTAGAGTTTAATTATTTTGCCGCCGAGATGTTAAGAAGAAGTACAGAGAGAGATATAGCTGACGAATGGGATAGTGATATACGTCAGGAAGCAGAAGACAATGTAAATACAGGCGATAAAAGGACAATAGATGATACGGTAGATGATAGAGTAGATGATACGGAGCAAACGATACCACAAGTACAGCAAGGCGACGAAGTGGAATATGATAATGCACGATGGATAGTAGGTAGCATAGCTGAAGAAGATGGTGAATATACGTTTGGAGAGGAAAGCATACCGCTAAAAAAAGGCAATGTATTGATGTTCGAAGCTGACGGTAACGGCGTACGGATACTCGATAGTGTTGCTGACTTATACACTGAAGATAACGACAATGGTATAGAGAGTAGAAGACAGGAGGTATATGAAAAGTATCGCCCTGTGATGAATATAGACACGGGCAACATAATACAGCTGAGTAGTACCGCTGACAATGATAATATTGCATACGTGATAAAGGGAAGAATTGTGTATGATGAAGAGGGCAATATAGACTATGACAAGAGCGATGACACGATATATTACAAGGTATATGATAAGGAGGGCAACGAAGTAGACGGAGGCACTCCGAGACCTCTACATTTGAAAACACATCGGACAGAGTTTGGCAAAGTGTTGAGCGATACACCTATCGAGGAGTATGTAGACAATGAGTTATATCCACAAGACGAGACCGAACAAAGTAGTGCTACGGGAAATGTAAGCACGGATGAACATCAGGGAGTTACATCTTCACAAAACACTATCTTGAGTGATGAAGAGGCGGACCTACTAATATCGGCTATGGAGCAAAATGCAGAGGCTATGCCCGCTATCGAACTTACGCCAGATAATTGGGTAGCTGAGTTTGGACAAAACGGGACCGTCTCAACTCCAATAGGTGATGTAAAGATGGGCGACAATCAATTGGCAAAACTATTCTTAAAGAAAAGAACGAGAGAATTCGGAATGATAAAGCCCACATTGGTTAATCCCGATGTGATAATAGAGAAGACATCGGTCGCTGACAACGCAGAAAGAAATACAAAACTTTTGTTTGTAAAGACGTTTAAAGACGAGAGTGGGCAAAAGTACGTACATTTCGAAAACGTAACGGTCCAGAAAGGAGGGCTTGAGGTATCAATCAGTAGCCATATTGTAGACAAGTCGGCAATAAGAAAAGAGTTAGCCAATGGTGTTGTTATATACAACAAACCCGAACTAACTTCTATCGGTTCTGATGGGTACTTAACCGAAACCCGCGATGGGCAGTCGGACCTTGTTCCTACACAAGAAGCTAATTCGGATTCACAAGGCAAAGGTACAACAAATAACTTAAACGAACAAGAAGAGTTTTATAATTCTTTACCGAGAAACAAGAAGGGCGAGATAGACGAGAACCTAATGAGTGCGGAGCAGAAGATAAGGTACGCACAGATAGAGTTTGGAGAAGATTTGGACTTAGTGAAGGACTATATAACAGAGCAATCTAAGGCACTGAGCGAAAAGATAGCGAAGCTGACGAATAAGACGGGTAAGAGTGTAGCAGAATACAAAGAACTTGCAGCCTTGAAAGCTGACAAAAATGTCTTTGTCGACTACTTACATTCCCTCAGAGATATGCAAGAAGACTCTATGCCGCGACAGACGGTAGAGGAGGCCGCGGCGAAACGTGAGGAGTCTCGACGTGAAGAGCAGGCACAACGAGAACAAATGGTACGAGAGAAAGAGGAGCGAGAGGGAGTACCCGATTTCTTGCAAGATACGCCAGAAAATGCTCGTCTGAGAGGTTTCAGGTTGCGTACAGGTGAACGCATAGACAGGCAAGAGCCTATAACATTAGACAGATACAATACGGCACGGCGTAAGTTTACCAACGACACAGGAGCGGTCGAAGGCGGACGTCCGACGGTGAAGCGTACCATAATAGACAATGCACAGACGAAGTTGCAGCCGTCGCACAGAGGCGGACGCAGTAACATATATCACTTTATCACAGAGGCACAGCCGAAAGAGCGGACAGACAAAGCGAGCAGAGTGTCGGCGGCACAGATAGCGGCTAACATAACCCCCGAGGAGATAACGGGCGGTATAACTGCATACAACGGCAGTCCGATAGCTAACAACAGATTGGAGGTAATACAGGGTAACAACAGAGCCGAAGCGTTACGTCTGATGTATGAAGAGTATCCGAAGTCGGCAGAGGCGTACAAGCAATATCTGATAGACAATGCAGAGGATTACGGTATGTCGGCAGACGAGGTACGGACTATGAGAGAGCCGATAGCGGTAGATATATACGAAGGTACGGACGGCAACGCCATACTACTCGGACAATATACACAGCAGGACGTAGAGAGCGGTGGTGTGCACAGGATAAACCCGAGCGGAGTAGTAAAGCACCTGAAATCGCACAATATGCTCGACAGGTTTATAACGGGACTACTCAAAGGGGTAGACGAGGAGAACACGGTATCGGACGTTATATCGGCAAATCTGAGAGATGTATTGCCTATCTTGGACAAGACGGGAGCAATATCGATGACGCAACGACAGGGTTTCTTTGATGAGAGAGGCGATGTAACGAGCGGAGCAATAGACGACCTCAAAGGTATACTGACGAGTCTGATAACAGAGGGAGGGTATGCCAATATCAATAGCGACTTTTTGAATTTGCCTGATAGTGCGAAAACTGCTCTGTACCTACAAACATACAGAGCGGTACTTAATAAACAAGACGGACCGACTATTTTGAATGATATACAAAACAGTATCTTGCTATACACATTGGTATTTGGCAATAACAATAAAGGCAAGGTTGGGGTAGACGAATCACGTAGAGAAGTGATGAGTTGGCTGATGACAGCACAACCCGATTTCAATACGCTGAATGAAGACGGCACATACCCATTGGTAGATATGCGGGAGAAATTCAGTAACTTTGCAGCGGAACTTGCTATACTGTATAAGTCGACCAACTTACGCTCGTCGAAAGATAAGGGAAGAGGACTATATACAATATGGGACGATTTCTATAACTTATTGGAAGGTAAGGGAGACTTGTTTACGGCAGGCGAGCGAAAGAGTTTACAAGAAAGTATTAACGAAAATTTCAATATAGATTATGTACCCATTAGACAGAATGAGCACAATACTCTGGGCAGCAGAGGTGAAGCGAGCCGAGCAGGGCGACGAGGCAGCGAAAGCGAACTTAGCATCGGAGAACAATCTGAGGCAGGAACAGAAACAGCCGACGATAGAGGAAGAGCTGAAGCAGATATTGCAGAAGCGGTAAAAGAAATAGATGTTGAGCCGACCGAAGCACAGAAGAAAGCCGGTAATTACAAAAAAGGACACGTAAAAATACAGGGGTTTGATATAACAATAGAAAACCCTAAGGGTGCTATACGCAAAGGAGTAGACGACAATGGTAAGGCGTGGAGCACCGAAATGAAAAACCACTATGGATATTTCAAAAATACTGAGGGCAAAGATGGCGACCATATAGATGTTTTTATCGGAGACAATCCCAATAGCAAAAGAATATTTGTAGTAGACCAAGTAAACCCGAAGACAAAAGAGTTTGACGAAAGTAAAGTTATGCTTGGTTTCGATACGGAAGACGAAGCCAAAAAAGCGTATCTTTCGAACTACTCAAAAGACTGGAAAGGATTTAAGGATATTACGTATGTAGATATAGACACATTCAGAGATTGGCTATATGACGGAGCAAAACAACGTAAACCGTTCGGAGAGTATAGTAATATCCGTTTCCGTTCTATAAAAGATATAAACGACCGCTTTAACGAGGAGCTACAACAGCAGATAGACGGCACACTGCCGAAGGGACACGTGTATAGTTTGGGTATGCCTAACGATATACTGAGAAGTGCGGGTTTACCTAATCTGCCTATTGAGATGAGTGCGGAGAGATTGGCAGGCAAGAGCCAACAGGCAAATCACCCATTCGAGCTGAGTGAGACAGAGAGTTTGCCCGCTGCAATCCAACACCCCATAGCTATCTTTGACAGCACAAAAAAGGACGGTAGCAGCGTGATATTGACAGAACTCAAACACGGCGACAGCAACTTTGTTGCCGTACTTGGAGTTAGACGGAGCGACAAACAAAGAAAAATAGATGTCGAAGTAAACTCTATCAGAAGTCTGTACCCGAAAACTCACATACAGGGTATAATCGATTGGTTTAACAGCAAGGATAACCTATTGAGATGGGTGGATAAAGAAAAAGCTCTGAACTTTATCTCAACCCAAGAGCCCAATTATCTTGCAGGCGGAGATAATGCTCAAAGCACTTCGTCTGAAAGTAATCTAAGCAGCAGTAAACCCGCTGAGGTTAGAAACATATTCAAACGTGTTGCAAAGGTAATAAAAGATTTCGACAATCCGACACTTTCGGGAGAAAAAAATGAAAGAGCACGTTTGAAAGCCTCGAAACGTAAGGCACGAGGAGCAACTACCGAGAAGCTCGAAGAGCTTGTAACGTTGCTAAAAAAGACGGGCTTTGCCGATGTAAAGACAGGCGAAGACTTTTATAATGCTTTGGCAGAGATTAGCTATCGTTACTCACGTCCGAACGGCACGGTACTTGGTTTTGTAAAGGGCAATACTATATACCTCAATCCTGATGAGGTAAGTCTGAATACTCCTATACACGAGTTCGGGCACTTGTGGGTAAGTCAGGTGAAGGAGCATTTTCCTGAATTGTGGGCGAAAGGTAAAGAGTTGTTCCTCGAAAGCGAATATTTGAGAAAGGTACAAGCGGACCCGAACTATCAACACTTAGACCTCGACGGACAGATAGACGAAGCTATGGCGAGGGCTATCGGTGATAGAGGGGAGCAGGAGCTCGACAAGACGTTACTTGAAAAAATACTCGACTGGATAGCAGAGGTATGGGAGAAGATAGGTGGAGTGTTTGGAATAGACAATCTTACATCGGAGCAGATAAGCAACCTTACACTGCAAGACTTCACTGATATGGCTACAAGCGAGCTATTGAGTGGGCAGGACCTTACAGAGCGAATGAAAGGCGAAAGAGGGGGAGCTACCCGCTACAACACTGCCGACGAGACCTCAGACATAAAGGCGAGGTCGATAGCTGACGGCACGTTTATGAAAGCCCCTAACGGCAAAGATACGAACCTTACTGAGCGGCAGTGGTTGCAGGTACGGACGAAGGCGTTTAAAAGGTGGTTCGGAGACTGGGAGAAGGCGGCACGTATAGAGAAGTTGAAGAAGACAAAGCCTATCGAAATAACAGGTGAGGAGTACAAGGGTAAGTATGAGCTGAACCGTGATAGTGCGAAAGCATACATAAAAGATAGTTTGAGAGGAGAATATACTAATAAAGACACAGGCGACACAATTCTTTTGGCAAAAGACGGAGCACAAAAGGTTACCTCTCATAGTATGGGTAATGAAGCACATTTGAAATCTATTGCCGTAATACCTGAACTTATCGAGAAATCTATCTTTATAGATGAATTGCCTAATGAAAAAAATAACGGCAAATATGACAGTTATCGTTATTATGTATCAGGATTGAAGATAGGCGGTGTGGATTATACCGTGAAGTTGGCTATTGGTATAGATGAATATGGGAACAAATATTATGACCATTCACTTACGGAGATAGAAAAGGGCAAACTGATAGATGAGGTTGGCGCTTTATCTACCACGTTGCCCTCAAGCAATCAATCTGCCCTTTCGGAGTACAAAGATAGTAAACTTATTTCACTCCTGCAAGAAAATTCTTCAAAAGTGGTAGATGAAAATGGTGAGCCGATGGTGGTGTATCACGGAACTAATGAGAATTTTAATATATTTGACAAGAAAAAAGCAGGTTCAGGGAATGATAAGGGATTAAGAGGCAAAGGATTTTACCTGTCTCCAAACAAAAAGACATCCGAAGCATATGGAGGAAGAGTTATTAGTGCATATATATCATTGAAACATCCATTCAACCCTAGCGAATTTGCTTCTGCAGAAGAAGTAGCTAAACATCTAACCAACAGGCTCGTGCAGCAAGGTTATGATGAATATACGGTAGATTCATCCATCTTTAATGTAGGATATTCATTTTCGGTAGAAAACGAATATGCCAACGTATTTAGCTCAATCCTGAAGGAAGCCGGATATGATGGTGTTTTATATCCCCACAGACAAGAAGTCATAACTTTTGATTCTCACCAAATCAAGAGTGCGACGGACAATATAGGTACTTTCAATGAGGAAGATGAGGATATAAGGTATATGCTCGTAAACGTACAGGACGAAAAGGCGATAGATGAGGAGCGTCGCCGTCCTAAGTTCGAGATAAAAGGAGAAGATGTGTACACTACTATGTACACAACAAGGGCGGACACGGAGACCGAGATAGATGTGTTGTATAATGGAAATGACTTCGAGAAAGCACTCAGCAAGGCAGAGGGCTATAATGAAGACTCGGACAGAGAAGACCTAACGGTAAGTGTAGAGGCTGTGCGTTTGAAGATACCAATAGCGGCAATAAAAGAGGAGTACGATTACGACGATGAAGAATATGATGGGTATGTAGCACCGTTTGTGGAGGACTATATAGACGACTTTGTAGAAAATGTCGACTATGACCGCTATGAGGCAGGTAGAGATATGTTTGATGTGTATAAGTCGAAGCTCGATACTGACGAAAATGATTTAATAAAAGCAGTCGCTGACGAATTATGGCGACAAACAGGATTTTCTGTTGGCAAATATAGTACATTCTATATAACCCGAAATGGTGAAATGACCAATACAGAAGAGGGTAAAGACGGAGAGCCAAATGCTTTTGTGAGTATGCGAATAGCTGACCATACACATAGCCGTCAGAATGGAGATAGTACTCTAAATATAGTTGTAGCCGACGATGACCCTACAAAAACGAAGTTTCAATCTTCAAAGGAAGATTTGCGTTATACAACAAAAGACAATGCGGAAGAAATAGTAAAGGACATATTGGACTTTTGGAGGCAATATGCAAGAGAATACTTTGGTGATATAAATAAGCAATTTAACGATGACTTAGACGAGTTTGAAAGAAACAGGCTTCTTTCAAGCCGCAAATTTAATCTTGGTAGACCGAGTCCTATACTGATGGCGGCAGGATTAAATGGCGTCAGTATACAGATGACTCAAAGTGTACTGAGTAAACACTTGGACAAACATAATCTTAAAACCGACGATTTGAGAGAGTTGCCAGAGGCAATAAGAACACCGATAATGGTTTACGAGTGGGGTGATAAAGCAAGAAATAGTGTTATAGTTACGTCTATACCGAGAGGAGAAGAGCGTATTACTACAACCATACGCCTGACAAGAGACGGAAATAAGCTCAATGTAAATGAAATATCAAGCATATACGGCAAGTCGGCAGAGCGTCTGATAAGAGATATAAATACGCCTAAAAGCGAGTTCGGCAAAGATAACCTGAGGTATGTAGATAAAAAACAAGTCCTTGATTGGTTTGCTATGGAAGCTCCTAAGGCTTCAAGCCAAACACAACAAGAACTTATTACGGCTACAAAGGTAATAGAAAATTTTGAGAACCCGCCAATAAATGAGAAAAAAGTTATCGACGATACCACAAATGATATGGTGCGGTACTCGATAAAAGCCTCCGAACGACTTGACAAGGAAGATGAAGTGATGGGAGAAAGGGCGGCAGAGATATACAAGGCGAGGGTGAAGATGGGAAAACAGATGAACCAAAGTAACCCCAATCTAATGCCAAACAAAAAGATATTCGATGAGATAAACAGAAAGACAGAGAATAGTCGGGCTAAGACAGCTGAGCACGCTGCCGATTGTTATTTGCCAATGAAGCACTTTATTGAAACACTTAACAAGCACGGCTACAATATAGCGGACTACAACAATTGGTATATGAATGTATTCAGCCTTGCGAGTAAGAATGAGGCGGAATATGAGAAGTACCAAGCCGAGAGAAGTGTGCCATTGCAGCGGGCGGCAAAGGCTGCTATGGACAGCGGTAATATATCGTATAGAGAGCTGGAAAACTACCTGATATTGAAGCACGGGCAAGAGCGTAACAAATACTACAAGGAGAGAGACGAGAAGCTCGGAGTAAAACCGATGAAGGACTATTCGGGAACAGAGGCGGTGATGTTTGAGGAGTTTTGCAAACGCACGGGTATAAAGGTTAAGACCATAGAAGAGGATATACCTACCCTTGTAGATGGAGACCCCAATATGATAAGATATGACAATGGCAAGAGTGAATTTAGCAAAGACGGAAAAAAGATACCCGATTTCGAGGTAAACAAGAGGTTTGAGTTGTGGAGAAAGCAACATACGCCCGAAGAAATAATCAAAGACTACGAGGAGAAGATAGGCAAAGAAAAGGTAAAAGACCTATGGAGTAAGATACGAAAAGCCACACAGTTTACGCTCGACTGCCAGAAAGAGGGTGGACTGACGAGTGAAGAGATGTATGAGAAAGCGAGTGGAATGTGGGAGTACTTTGTGCCTTTGCGTGGTTTCGATATGGGAACAGCACAGGACGAGTACGATTACGACCTTAATGGTATCACGTTGTTTACCGATTTCAGAGTGGAGCAGACACTTGGACGTACTCGAAGGAGTGTGTCGCCGTTGGCGTGGACGGAGCAGATGGCACATATAACGATACAGCAGAAAAACAAGAATTTGCTAAACCAAAGTTTGAGACGACTTGCGTCTGTAAGTACGGCGAGAAAGGACAATATAATGTTTCTGAGCAAACAATATAAAGCCCCCGACGTAATAGAGAACGGCAAGGTAGTGAGAGAAGGTGCGTTGATAAATCCACCTGCACATACGGGCAATCCGACAGAAGACAGAGCTGCATTTGAGCGATGGGAAGTTTCGATGAAAGAAGGAGTAAAGAATGGCACAGTAGAGGTGGTAGAGCACAGCAATGTAAACTTCGGAATGATAGTGTCTGCCGACAAAGTGAAGCAACACGTGGTGAGAGTATATGAAGTAGGACAACCGGTAGATATAATATTTAATACTTCACCGTCTGTACCAAGAGCTATAAACGGACTAAACCACAAAGCAGCTATAAGTAACCATTGGATTTATAAGAATCTGCAAGCAGGTACTCGTCTGATGGCTCAAACGATGACAACATTGAACCCCGCTTTTGTGGGTAAAAACTTCACGAGAGACTATTTATTTGCCAATACGATGTTGTTGGGCAGAGAAGATATGTCGTATGCTGCCAACTTTAATAAGAATGTAGTGAAAGCAGGTTCGGTAATGTTTGATTATGTGAGAGGCAAGAGTTTACTTGGCTGGGCAGCTGGTGATAAAGGAAGCGTAAGGGATAACGAATATGGCAGGTTGCTGACAGAGTTTGTGATGAATGGCGGCAAGACGGACTTTTCGCAGATGTTGAAGTTCGAAAAAATGAGTAGCGACTTCAAAAAACAGACTGAGAAGGGAGGTAAAAAAGTACACTATGGAGTAAATGACTATATTCATTTTATCGAGGCTGCGAATGACTATGCGGAGAATATAACGAGATTCGCGGCATACTGTACAAGCAGACAGGCAGGCAGGTCGATAGAGAGAAGCATTAGCGACGCAAAGGAACTGACGATAAATTTTAACCGCAAAGGTACAGATGGCGGAATATGGGGAACGGTGAGAAGTCTATGTGCATTTAGCAATGCGAGCATACAGGCGTTGGTGGTGTTTAGCAGAGGAGTAAAAGCAAATCCCAAACGTATGAGTGCGTTTATAAGTGGTTATACTGCAATGGCAATCACGATGGCGGTGATAGCGAGATTGATAGGCGGAGATGATGACGACTACTTTAAGCTCTCGAAGTATGATAGACAGAATAATCTATGTCTACCTATGTTTGGCGGAGGTTTTGTAAAAATTCCTTTGCCTCAGGAGATGAGAGTCTTTTATAAATTGGGAGATGAGATAGCTTTGTGTATTCTCAGGAATGAACCGCCAGAGGTGGCGGCTCAGGAGGTGTTTATGGGGGTACTTGACTTGCTGCCGAGTTTTGCGGCAGGGGCAACATCGATAAGCGATGTGTTGGACGAAAAGATAGGGGCAGGTGATTTGCTTTTGGCACATCAACCGATAACCGCCATTCAACCAATTACTCAATTGGCAGCTAACAGGAACTTCCTTAACTATCGTATATACGATGATAATAAATGGGGCGGAAGACGTAAAGAGTTGCCCGAATATCGTAAGGCACTGCGTAACAAAGGAGGAGAGACTTATTCGCCTAACTTCGTAGTGAAGTTGAGTGAAGGTATCGGCAGATTGACCGGTGGCTCAGATTTGAAGCGAGGAGTAGTAGAGGCGAACCCCGATATAATAAACCACTTGATGAGAGGATACTTCGGAGGATTATATAGTAGTGCGGTAGCAGCTATAAATATGGGCGACAAAGGAGCACAGTCGATAGCGGCAGGCGAGATGAAAATGAAAACGACGGACAGTCCGACGATGAAAGCTTTCTATGTATCGCCGAGTAACCTCAGATATACTGACGATATACTGAATGCTCGATATATGGACGTACTGAAAGAGGCGAAGAAACACGCCAACGTATATGCAAACTACCTGAAAGAGGGTGAAGTCGACAGGTTCGAGAAAGAGACTAAGATGACCGAAGACGAGGCACTTGATTGGCGGTATTTGGTAAAGACCATAGACAAAGAGGTGCAGGAGCTACGCAATGAGATAGCAACAGCGGAGACTACCAAAGAGCGAGACGAAGCACTAAGGCAACTTGAAGCATTACAGAGAGAGGCAATAGAGATAGCGGCAAAGTTGAAAAAATAATTTTGCCACTTCATTTTTTTGTTGTAATTTTGTGCAATAAGAAATATAATTTATTATGGAAATTATAAATAAAATTACCCTGTCGAACAATACCATATCCGAACAGGTTCACAAGCTGCAAGAGGAGGTTATTCGTTTGCATTTCGAATATGAGGAACGAGCATTACAAGCTGCATTTGGGCTAATGTTTCCTGACGAAATTGTTATAGATGAAGGCAAAATAACAAAAAATGTTACTCGTGGTATGGGAGATAAAGGCGATATTGTCGTCTGGAAATATAAAGATAAAGCATTCTTAAGAATGCGGGAGGTGAAGCCCCTTTCTTTTAAGTACGAACCTCTCGCTTTTGGAGAGGTTTTGGACTGAATTAATAAATAATTGCACAAGGGCAGTAAATTGCCTTCAAAAATTTGTATACCCTCACTTTTTAAGTGAGGGTATTTTTATCGGTCGATATGCATACATTAAGGTGAAGATATATTTAGTGCTTCTTTTTGCACATATATATTCCGGTTCAAAAACAAAACCGTCTTTGTTGGATTGTTCAATGACTTCATCTATTTTTTTGTATGCTTTCATAATTTTTTTTCCAGAAGAGCGTTGTAGTTCTCTCCATAAATCTATGTTCTCGTGTTTGTACAGCGAACAAATGTATGCGGATAAAACTATACCCTGTGTTATAGCAGAAAATCTGGGGTCGACATAAGGCATAGTTTTGGGGTTTCGTTTTTTTTTCCTTGCATATTTTTTGACAATGTGCAGTATGTGTTTTCTTCTGCGATAAGCCTTGATTTTAAAAGAAAGTTGCTTCATTTCTATAATCCGTATTTTTGTTATTATTATTTGTATAATTATCTATTAGTGTAACTGCGGGCATTTTATTATAGACTATATCCATACCGATACATCGAGTTATGACACGGTCGTCTCTATTGCCCTCGATAGCCTCATAAGTCCCCTTTACTGTATGTTCGTATGTCCCCATTTCGTTGACTGCTTCGAGACAAGGCTCGTAGTACATATCTTCACGTAATACCTTCTGGAAAAATGTGATAAATGCGAGTTTTGAGGTGTGATTGGTATGGTATCCGTATTTAGGACGTATGCCTCGACGCACTTGGTCTATTGGAGTATGTGTGTATATATTGCTATAAATAGGTACAATAGTTTCCAAAATAAACTGCGAGTAGTCGGTGGCACGAGGTACGATAGAGTTTTTCTCTACAACTAAAAGAGCATTGCGATAAAACTTGGCTATCTGTACCGCTTTCCATACAATAATATCTTTTGGCAAGTGTCCTGCCCACTCGGCTACAACTTCGGGTATGCCTCCCTCTAACATATAGTACCGGTCGATGACACAGATGATAGAATTGTCTGCCCCTTCGGAGAGACCTACGCCTATGTCTACAATAACCGCATATCTGTTAGAGACGTGCTCTTCGGAAGGTAGAGTCCACACTTTAAGATTTCCATCTGGTGATGGGACGAACTGCAATCCTTCGAGTGCCTCACGTCCGTCGAGTGCGTCGCCTACAATCTCGCCTGTGACGGCAGGCGTGCGACAGCCTTGACGAAGACGTTCTACATCTTTAATATCGAAGACAAGACGACCCGACGACTGAAACGCCTCTACATCGTCGGAAGGGAAATCGGATATAAACCGCCACTCATCTTGTTGCTCTTTTTTCTTTTCTCTATACCAAGCAATAGCCTCTAAAGTAGCACCGAGCGAGAAGATGTATCTTTCTTTCTCGGTGAGTGTGGCGATGAATTTATTGTAGTCGGGTATCTCGACTGAATAAATATCAATGTCAAACCAAGCAATAAATATTGCCTTGAAGTTTGATGTGCCGTTTTTGGCTCGCATATATTCACGATGAAAGAAGTTGCCGGTGCGGTTAGGTGTGCTTTCGTATACGATAAGAGTATTCGGCAACAGAGGTACAGAGTTTGAAATTGAGTTGGTGAGAGCCTCAGGTGTACGCTGCGGAGTACTTTCGTAATAGGCTACTTCGGAGAAGTGGGCTGCATTAATGCTCTCGGAACGTATGCCATCTGGCTTGACTGATGAGCCAATAGAGATACGATAGTCTCTCTGTTGTAGGTATCGTGTTTTTTGCGAGCCCTGATAGGGAGTAAGTTCCAAAGGAGCGGTTGCTCCCATAAAGATATACGGATAACGAGCAACAGCATTGACAAACATACCACGTATAAGGCGAGCCGCATTTTCGACGTGAGCTACTACAACAGAATTGTACTTAACAAACAATACATTCTGAAACCACCCGCACACAGCGGAGTAAAAGGTAGAGCAGCCCCACTGTCGACACTTACAGACAATGTGCCGTATCGGGCGATTGTGATACATATCGTCATATACTTCGGCAAGTACCTTACGTTGTCCTCGATTGAGAATAAGAGGTGCAAATGTGCCCGCGGTGCCGTCTTGTAAAGATTTCTCGGAGAGTTTAATCTCTATATTCCAACAGGTAGCACTCCAATACTCGAAGTCGTATTTAAAGCGTATGGAGTTGAATATGTATGCCAGACTTGTAATATCGTTTTCGGACTGCACTCCGTTGTTGACAAGAAATGCCGAGAATGCTCCTGCTTTTACGATAGCTCTTATGAATGAGTCTTCGAGCATAGTATCGGGCAAGTATATATCTTGTCCGTCGTAATAGTCTGCTATATTGACCTTAGAGCGTGGACAAGCCGTGCAGCCAAGACCTGTGATTTGGTCGTATGGAGCATTGATAGCTGCAAGGCGGCGTTTGTTTTCGGCGATGTACTGCTCGGCGGTCATATAGAAGATGTGTTAGGCGATATACTTTTCGATATTTTCGACAGATGTATTGAGTGTATCGAGTTCATCCTCGTATGCTTCTTTGAGCGAAGGCAAGAAATTAACACTTACTTGCGGATTGAGTATTGCCAGATTATGGAAAAGGTTCGCCAGATTTAATCTGAAGTCGTCTACTTTGGCGGCAGTTTCTGTAAGAGTATCGATAATCTTGAGAGAATCGATACAGAGTTGCTGTTTGTTTTTTTGCTCGGCGAGCATTGTTTTAAGTTCTTCGTTGTGTTTGGTTGCTTTATTCATACGAAAAAAAATTATTGATTGTTTATGATTGACTTAAATGTGCGAAGAGTTATAAAAAACTCAGGTGCGGGGTGCATAACTATTTTCGAGAACAACTCCGCTTTCGATATGGTAGGGAACTCCTTTATGAGTGTATCGTGTGTGGCAACGAGTGCTATCTGCAGTCGTTTCTTTTCTTGCAGACGAGGATACACTCGACGGAAGTATGCGTAAATAAGTCGTTCTGCTTGTTTTTCGGAGATGTAAAATCTCGGAGCAGGTACTTGTCTGATAGAGTACCTACCGATACAGGAAGGTATTGTTTGCCGAATAGCGATGTTTCTTTCTTGTGTTAAAGTCATACACAAAGGGGTATTGGTTGATTACGACTATAACACAGGTATCGGCTGTGAATATGCAAAGGTAACAAAAAAAGATACGCAAAACGCCCAAACACGATACGGAAAACGCCCAAAATAATAAGCAGTACGGAAAACGCCCAAAGATACAGGCGGATGTTGTTATTTTCGCACAACATACTTAACAATAAATAGATATGAAAGTAGATGACAAAGATGGTATGGTAGTGGAGCAGCAGACTACTACTGTGGCAACACCCAATAGGGATAAGTTGCTGAAAGGTCTGCAGAAGCGAGGCAGTAAGCTTGCCGACGATGCCGACTATGAGGCAATCATCGGGGAGGCAATGCCGAGATACAAGGAGCTGGAGAATGGTCATAGAGCGATGTCGGAAGACAACGCTATGATACTCGACGCTATAGCAAGTAATCCAGAAGCGGGTAAACTACTTGACGAGTTGCTTGGAGTAGACAAGGATGGCAACTCAAAATTTGTAGACGAGGTAAAAAAGAGAGCCGAGCGTATTGCAGGCGACAAGAAGGCGGCAGACGATATGGTAGCCAACCTTAATAAGTCGTTCGATAATATGGAAGAGGCACTGACGGAACTCGAAGCTACGGAAGAAGAGAAGGCTGCCGTAATAGACCTTATCAATAATCTGATATCGGGAAATATCTCGAAACAGATGATAAGAGACTATGTGCAAGGTTTACGCCACGATGACGATGTCGACGACGCTAAGGTAGCGGGCTTGGTAGAAGGAAAAAATTCGGTGATAGACAAGAGTAAACTCGAACTACGAGAAGGCGATGATTTGCCGACGCCGAAGAACAGCGGCACACCGAAGAGAGAGCCAAAGCCAGATGGCGACGGTCTGCCTCTCGGAGTAAGAATAAACCCCGCTAACTATATGCGGAAGGTAGATTATTAAAGATAAAAACAATTAATCATAATTATAACGATGGACAAGAGAATTAGATGGATTTTTGGATTACTGTTTGTAGCAGTAGCAGTGTTGGGGGCGTTTGGAGTGATAGACTTCGGTACGCTTTTCGGAGCGTCGACAGGTGTGGGTATGGCTTTTGCCGCAGTAGCAACACCCGGTATCGACGGAGCAGGTAAGCATTTGAGCGGAGAGGGAAATGGTCTGAGTTTGGAGAATGCGAATGCGTTTTCGCCTGAGATGATTTCTCACGAGTACGACCGACAGGTAGTAATGATGGGGTTGGGAGGCGTGCCCGTAAATACGTTTATGCGACATTTGCCTCATAAGGAAGTGAGCAGTATGGATTTTGGTTATTTCTCTGTCGACTTGCGACAGGTGAAAGCCGTAACGACAGGTACGGCAGTAGCGGCAGGGGGTGAACAACAACAGGTAGAGGTAGGAGCGTTGCATTCTATCTTCGATATCAACGACCAAATCTATATCGAGGGTATAGACGGACATAAGAAAGGTGAGGCAACGCCTACTGTGGGACTGCCGTATAACGCAATCGTCATCGGTAAGACAACAACTCCGACTCCGAAGCTGATAATACAGCCTATTAACGGTACACCTATCACAGGCAAAGAACATAATACCGAAGGTCTTGCCATACCTACGGGCACGAACATTTATAGGATAACCAATCTTATAGATGAGGCACAGAACTACAACACTGACACATCTGCATATCCGCAAGAGACGAGACAATTTATGCAGATATTTATGGCGACTATCTCGGAAACCGAACTATCGCAGAGTGAGAAAAAAGAGATTGACTGGGGCAAGGTGCAGATGAACCAACTGGCGATGCACGAGATGATGAGAGATGAGGAGGCTGCTACATTCTTCGGAGTAAAGAGCTACACAAAACAGCTACTTCCGAAGACAAGAATGGTATATACTTTCGACGGATTCGAAGCTCAGGCACTTAAAGGCGGTTCGCCTGTGATAACGAAATCGAAATCTGCATTGCTTGCCAATAACGGAGAGGCTGAGTTGGTAGACTTGCTTGAGAAAGTTTTTGTTGGCAACAGCGGTAACAATGCAAGGTATATGTTTGCGGGCTCGGGTGTTATCTCGACATTGTCGAAGATAAAACTCAGCGATAAGAGACCTGTGCTGAGAAACGAGGGCAATTACGCTCAGTTTGGTGTAACCTTCACGAAAATGTCGAGCAACTTTGGTACTTTGTATATCTATCTCCATCCTACGATGGATGTTTACGGACGTAAAGACACTGCCTTTATCGTAGACTTGTCGTATGCTGACAAGATGATACGTGAGCCATTACGTGCAGACAACATTGACGTGTCTGAATATAGGGGGGACAAGAAGCGAGTAATCGAGACATTTGCTCCGGTATTCAAGTATCCGAAGTCGCACGCAATCTTCAAATTGACTGCATAAGTATTTTGTATTTTAATCGAGAGAGGGCTATGCTCTATGGTGTAGCCCTTTTTAAAAAAGGAGAAAAATAGGTATGGTAAGAAAATATTATAGCGGCTATTTGAACTATTGTTTCACGACTTTCTACAAAGACAAGAAATTTGTTTTTGACTTTGTTCCGTTGGAAGGATATACTCGTGGAATACTCTACCTTAATAGAGAGGAAGATATGGAAGCACTCGAGGCGAGCGAAGAATTCAAAACGGGGGTTATCACTTTGGCAGAGGTTTTAGGAGAGAGCGAAAGCGAACAGCAAGACGATGGTAATCCTCAAAAGAAACAAGAGGAGCAAGAGGAAGGAGGTAAAGGAGAAGTAGTGGTTTTCGATGAAGTAACCAAGCTACAAGAGGCGAAGCGTATACTGTCGGGAGAACCGTATAACGTATCGGTTTCGAACTTTATGAACAAGGAGACAATCCTGCAAAAAGCACAAGAGGTGGGCGTATCGTTCCCGAACCTTCAATAAGAGAGCAATATGACGAGGTCGGACATCATAAAGAAGGTGAAGGTAAAGCTTGAAGAGTTCTCGAATTTCGAGAACCAATCTTATGTATTGCCTGCCAACGATATGATGAAGCCTATCGATAGTTATATTGAAGAGACTATGGACGAAGCAACCAGAGAGGTATTACTTATATTGCCTCTTTGGTTTGTTTCATCTATGGGAAGAGATGGAGCTGCCCCCATAACAATAGTGGCAGACGGGTACGGCACGCACGCCGAGATGAATTTGCCACAAGACTTTTTGAGGCTTGTGGCGGTAAAGCTCAAATCGTGGAGACGAGAGGTGAACGACGGACTAAACCTAATATCGCATACTCACCCAAGATATAAAGAGCAACAGAACCCTGCAACGAGGGGACGAATAGACAAACCTGTGGGAGTATTGACGGGTAATAAAATAGAATTGTATAGTGCTGCCGACGCCACAGATGTGTTGGAGTACTTCATATATATACCTACTTTGAAAGCCGAACAAGTAGAAGACCACATTATAGAATATGTAATACTCAATACTGCGGCGAAGGTAATGGGTATTTATGTTAAAATAGACGGAATGAAGCTACTGCAAGAGCAGTTGGCTCAGAGCATAAAAATGATTGCAAGGTAATATGTCGAAGGTAAAACTAAACAAGAGGAATTATAAGATGTTCGCTAAATCGAATATCTTGAATGCTGCAAGCCCTGCACGCTCTACCTTGTATATCGGTTATGAGAAGAAAAATGAATATGTAGAGTTGCTGAATAGTTGTGCTCAGCTATATAACAACTTTCAAGAATTTAGAGATATGCGAGCAAGAGCTGTGCGATATCTTTTTGGCGACCAATGGGGAGACCCGATAGTAGACCCAGAGACAGGCAAAACCGTAAGAGAAGATACCTATATAAGACGACAGGGGCTAATACCTTTGAAAACCAACGTTATGAGAAAGTTGGTTAATAGTGTTTTGGGGCTATATGCCAATAGTCAGAGCGAGCCGATAGTGGTAGCCAGAGATAGAGACGAGGCAAAAGCGAGCGAAATGATGACGGTAATGTTGCAGTATGTATGCGACATTAATTCATTCAAAGAGATAGACCGCAGAGGTCTTGAGGAGGCTCTTATAAGTGCTATCTATGTGAGCAACGACCAATATATATGGGATAATGAAAGGGGCAGGTTTGATGTGTATATGTCGAACGAGAACCCGAATAATGTGTTTTTCAGTTCGTCGATGCTCGATGTGCGTATGAGAGATATTGACCTGATAGGAGTACTTCGGGACTATTCTTTTGACGAGCTAAAAAGCACCTTTGCGAGAAACAAAGAACAAGAGAAATATCTGTCGGAATGTTATAGGAATATACTACAATATGCTGACTACCGACAATACAAAGAATTTTTCGACAACAAGACGTTGAGGTCAAAAAACTTCTATATGCCACAAGAGCCAAACCAATGCAGGGTAATAGAGGTGTGGAAGTTAGAGACTAAGGAGCGTCTGAGAGTACACGACACTTTGACGGGCGAGCTGTATAAGGCGGAACTGTCGGAGAAGTCGAGATTTGACAAAATAAATGAAGAGCGAATAGATGAACTTGTGGAACTTGGAGGTGTAGCCGAAGAAGCGTTATTGATAGAGTATGAAGAATATTTTGATAGATATTGGTATTATCGGTATCTTACGCCTGACGGTACTTGTCTGAAAGAAGGCGAGACCCCATTTGCTCATAAGAGCCACCCATTCGTGATAACGGCATATCCTCTTATAGACGGCGAAATACACTCTAAGGTGTATGATGTGATAGACCAACAGAGGTATATCAATAGATATATTACTCAAAGAGATATTATCAACGGCGTATCGATGAAGGGGCTCGTGGTATACGACAAACAGGCAGCTGAGAATGCAGGCACTAAACAGAACCAAATAGACAGAGCAATAGCTAAGCCCGGAGCAAGCATAGCAATGGATATGTCAAGAGGACTACCTATACAACAGATAACGTCGAACACCAATGCGGGAGGCGATATGGCAATGGTGAATATGATGTTGGAGATGGTGAGCCAGATATTTGGTAGTAGTGCGGCTATGCGAGGAGAGAAGGCACAGCCGGGCACTCCTGCAAGTCTGTATGCTCAGGAGGCGGAGAATAGCAACAACAATATATCGGATTTGATAGCGTGGTATAATAGTGCCAATAGTCGCAGATTTGTGAAGATATTGAAGCTAATACAGCAGTATTATACAGAACCGATGTATATCAATATAGCGGGTAAGAATTACAGCGAAGAGGCAAAATCTTTTGACCCGACAAAGATACAAAACATTGAGTTTGACGTAACGGTTAGTAGGGGACAGAACAGTCTTGCTTACAGAATGGAGAGCGAAAATATGTTACAGTTCCTTGTACAATCGGGACTACTGCAAAATATCGATATGGCGATATTCTATGCTGAGAATAGTCAGGCACAATTTAGCCAACAACTTGCAGAGAAACTAAAACAATACAAAGAGACAATGCAACAGGCGGCAGAGGCACAACAGCAAGCTATGGCTATGGCACAACAAGGCGGACAGCCCGATATGCAAGAGCAAATGCAAGAGGCAGGACTTAATGTGGGAGTACCACAAGAGGAGGTAGGGCAATGAGTAATAAAGTGGATAGTGCTAAGGCGATGGTGCATTTTTGGTATAAAACCGAAGATATATTTAATGATGTCTATAATAGAACATCGTGGATAGGCAAACATCGTCTTGACGGAGAAGGCAACAATATGATAGAGCCTATCAGTTTCAGCAAAGATGAGGCACATACTTTGTATATGCCATTTTTGAGGGACGCAGCAAGAGAGGTGTATATGGCAATAAGTTCACATAATAACGATTTGCCTCGAGACTACAAAACGTATGCGGTAGATAGCGATACCGACACAAATAATATAAATGACAGTAAAAAGAGTGTGTACTTTGCAATACAGAGCAATGGGGGCGACTTGCATTTGATGGAAGCCGTAGATACAGCTATATATGAAGCTATCATCAATTATATAATATGGAAGTGGTTGTTGATAAGCAATACCCCAGAAGCTCAAAAGGTGTATTTTCCTTTGTACAAAGATGCAATGGGGCAGATGAAAGACGGAGTGCGTAAGTTGGCGTGCTTTGCGATAGGACGAGTAACAAGACATATATATTAAAAGCAACTATAATTTTTATGTTAGAAATCAAGAAACTTGGGGAAAAGACGATACGTATAGCGGACACGGCGACAGGACGGAGCTATATGGGTAGTGCGACGTATAAGGTGAGCAGCGTGGGCGGTGATACTGTCTGCTTGCAGTCGATATACGATGACAATGAGCCGGTGTTTGTGGCACGTGTGGCAGACATAACGATAGACGGAGCGGCACAGGCAGACGTAAATGCGTGTATGGTAGCTCTCAACGCTTTCATCGGGTCTTTTGAGAGGGCAGCCGCTAATGGTGGCGGCGTAAGTCCCGTCTTTGAGGATTGGGTAATTAAGGTAAAAACCTCGACGACACCAATAGAACTGACGAAAGCACAGGCGGATGAGTTGGGGGGGCTTTTGGAGATGTTGAGAATGTCGAGATATTTATTTAGTGGAGGTAGACTGTCGGGGCGAATAGTGTTTGGAAAAGTGAAAAAGTTGCTATCGGATGCCATTTATCTGTTTTCTAATAGCTTAATAGAGACTTTGGAGTTTCCTGAACTGACGGAAATACATCCTAACGGTAGCTTATCTTTTGCGGCGATAAATTGTACGAGATTGAAAGAAATAGCTTTTCCAAAACTATCGAAATTCTCTATCGGCAATATATGGAGTGCTTTTGGGGACAGTCCTATTCTTACAAAAGCGACAGTACATTCGGCATTCATTGCGGTACAGGTCGGGCAGTCTGTTGGAGCTTTGTATAGTGCCCCGAATATTACAGACTTAACTATCACGACGAAGATAACGGCAAACTCTGAACTGCGACACCAGAAAAATCTGTCGTCTGCGTCGGTATTGCACGTATTGCAACAACTCGATACGGCTACAACAGGGAAATATATACAGTTTGGTGATATTAAGATAGCGGCAACAGACCCGCTGAAAGCACAGATACAGGCGGCAATAGACGCACGGACAAATTGGACTATCACTGGTATAACATTGTTGTAGGACAAGACTATGAAGAAGCAAAACCAAGAACAATGTGAAGCACCGAAGTGGTACGGAGCACCGACGCAAGAGCGGCTAATACTCGAAGAAGTGGCAGGCAAGTGGTGGTATTGTGCCGTATTGGGCATATACGCACACAATGGCTATCTTGCTACTTGCGAATGTTCGACAGGTTGGGTGCTTGTGCCGAATGCCGTAAAAGAGGCGGATGAGGCTCGAAAAATGAAAGAAATGGAAGATAAATACAATATAAAAGAAGACGAATATGGTGGAATTTTTTAAGGGGATTGTAACAGCGGTAGTGGCGTGGATATTGGCGGTTTATACGTCATATACGGACGCTTTTCTGACGCTATTTGTAGGTTTTACACTGAACATACTGCTCGGCGTGGGAGCAGATGTAAACATTAACAAGAAGGCGTTTAGTCTGCGTAAGGCGACAGACGCATTGCTATTGTTATTGTTTTACTTTATGTTGATAATATTCATTCACGTGGCACTCGGTAGGCGTTATGTGGACTTGGCAAATACGATGATAACGTGGCTAACGTATATCGTGGGGTATTTCTATCTGACAAACATATTTCGGAACGCAAAGATACTATTTCCAACGTCGAAAAGTATCAGGTTTATTTATTCATTTTTAAGTACCGAAGTAATGTATAAACTGAAAGCGTATCTTGGCTTTCATAAGTATAAGAACAATAACAATAACGATATAGGAGAGGGATTACAATGAAGCCGGACACAAACATAAGCGAACATATAACGTATGCGGAGGCGACGGTAAGCAACAAGGCGAAGCAGCTTGGCATATCTAACACGCCGAACGAACGAGAACTGAAAGCAATGAAGCTACTTGCAGAAAAGGTATTTGAGCCGTTACGTAAGTGGTATGGCAAACCGATACAGGTAACAAGTTTCTTTCGCTCGGCAAAGATAAATAAGGCTATCGGGGGCGTACAAAGGGGAAACACTGTAAGCCAACACGCCAGAGGCGAAGCGGTAGACATAGACACGACGAGCGACAACAGGAAGCTATTCGACTATATCAAGGACAATCTACCTTTCGACCAGTTGATATGGGAGAATGGGGACGACAATACACCGGCTTGGGTACACGTAAGCTACTCGGAGACACACAACAGAAAGCAAGTATTGAGAGCAGTAAGGAAGAACGACAAAACTGTCTATTTGCCATATAAATAAAGGAGGCGAGGCTATGCAGACACAGGAAGACAAGGTAAACCATCCGAAGCACTACACTAACCATCCGAGTGGGATAGAGTGTATCGAAATAACGCAGTACCACGATTTCTGTATTGGCAATGCAATAAAATACTTGTGGAGAGCAGGAATTAAAGGGGCAGATACGGAAGTGGAAGACTTACAGAAAGCAATTTGGTATATAAACAAGAAAATAGAACTAATCAAAAAAGGAGAGACAAAGCAATGAAACATAATCTTTTAGTATTCCATAATTTACTGATTTTTATTTTGGTTTCGGTTGTAATGGGTTGTACGGTAAAACGCACAACCCAAACCGAGACTAAATCGAAGGTAGACTACTCGGATATAACCAATGAGTTGAAGACACAACGGACGCAGCTCGATAAGGTAACGGAGGCGATGAGCAAGACAAAGGAGCAAATCGCTGAATGGTTGAACGAGAATATCGACTACGAGGAGCAGAAGTACGACAGTCTCGGCAGGCTGATAAGCACAATAAAACAGACGACAAGTCGCAACGGCGGTACTAATGTGGTAAAGCAAGGCGATACATACGTATACGAGGGCGTAACGGTGCAGCAAGTGGATAGTATCGTATCGGCACAGATGAAGCGGTTGCGGTCTGAATTGGAGGCTAAGAGCACCGAGAAGAAAGAGCCGAAGTGTATAGGCGTATTTGGGGGGATAATGATATTCCTAATGCTCGCCCTCTTAATGTTTGTGTGTGTCTACGGATTATATAATATCTGGGATATATGCGACCGCCCAAACCTTTGGCGTATGTTCGCTGATAGGATAAAGCGATTGTTTTGTAGGAGGTAGAGAAAAATGAAAGAAGGCAGGTCGGTAAACATAGAGCTGAGAGGCATATCAAGGAATGGTAGTGCCGGAATGCAGACAGACGGATGTATGGATGAAATCATCAATCTGCGGCAGGAGGCGGGTACGTTACGACCTGTAGGAGCTTATTCGAGTCTGAATAGAGACGTAGATATGTCTGGCTACGATAAGGTATTTGTCCATACGACAGCGATGTGGAAGAATTATCTTGGAGTGCGTGAAAAGGGACGTGGGTATATCCTTGAATATTTTGCATTTGGCACTACAGAGAATAATATACTATCAATAACGCCGCAGGAGATAGGTAACTGCGGTAGCAATGACGTAGAGTTTAACCAGATGGGTAACATAGCGGTATTGTGTGGGGAAAGTACATACTTCTGCTTGAAGTATGATGCGAAGACCAAGAGATATATCCGTATAAGCAATGACTTCAATGGACAGGAAGACGATACGATATTGCCGCCTAACTTAGATATACGTTTTAGAGTAGATATTAATAGCTATTCTCCGTATGGGGCGGATATACCTGAACCGATAATAACAGTATGCCAGACAGGCAAAGACTCTCGAAACTCATCGGAGAATGAGCGTATAGATAGCAGTAAACTGACAATGCAGCGATTGCTGAAAAAAGAGCGTGAACTTGGACGTTTAAAGGGTTTTTTTAAATTAATATATGCATACGAACTATTTGACGGCAGCCATATATTGCAGAGCCAGCCTATACTAATGCCACAGGCTAACGACAAGTGCGTGAGATGGAGTAGTGGAAAACTGAACTATCTTACCGACGATGCGGTGTGGTATCAGAGTTTTATGGAGAATTTAGAAGCTTCGGAGAACGATGTCGGTATACGAAATTATAGTTATCAAGGGTGGACAGAATACAATGAAGGTGATAATAATATATATTATCGTCCGCGAAGTCCACGAAGGAATACGCCGTATTCATTATCCTCACACCACACAGACTATACCCCTAATTTGTTTTGTGGTATTCGGAGGACAGATACTCATTTGGCAATAAGCTATTCCAATAGGCTTCAATATAAGGTAGCAAATGGCATATCGTCGGAATATAAAGACATATTCAAGGGAGTATCGGTATTCATTACGAGAGAAGTGTATGGTTATGATACGGGCAGCAATCCTAATGTAGTGGAGATGTCTAATTTCGGAGACACAGGGACAAAATATAAGACCTTATACTTTAAGTCTAAGACAGATGCAGAGATAATAAGAGAGCTGGAAGAGAATGGGATATACTATAAGGTGGCGAGCATAGAGTTTGACAAGTTGCAATCGCCAACAAAAGAGTGGGTTGATATCGATTTGAAGAGCAATAAGGTATTGGCAAACTTGGAGGCACAAGATAGGCTGCGAGTAGCGGAGGACGAACGGAAGAGTTATGCCCCAAAGACATCGTTTACTTATAATGGTAGGCTGCATATAGCCGACTATCGTAGTATAGCATTTAGAGGTTTTCCGCTGAATTATTTCTACAACCAAGAGGGCAGGGGGCAGTTTAAGACTCAAGAGAATATTATATGGAAAGGTGATATAGACAATGAGATACGCAAATACTGGCGAGATAGCAGATACCCTATGATAAGTATAGAGGTGGAGCTGGAGACTGAGACGGACGAAATAAAGGTAGTACGCCACGAGAAAGTGCCTATAATAGGTTTTTCGAGAAGTATACCTATCATATTCGGTGCTTTGCCGGACGTATCGATACCCATAGGAGTAGTAAACCTCAATGCAGGGGTAAAGACGTATTCGCTTAATCCTATTATATCGTACCCAGACAGTAGAGCCAAGAGAATTATCGTAACGATACAAGAGTACAGTAGAGACACAGGACACAGCAATAGTAAGCGACTTATGCTGCCGCTTAAGGAAGATATAATGAATAACTATGCCTACTATATATCGCCCGACCTGAAGCCGATAGACATATCGTTGAATGCTGCAAACAATCCCATAGAACTGCCTAAGAGTAATTACGGTACGAATACGGAGAGAAATATGCTCAAGGTGAGCCAAACAGGTAATCCGCTATACTTTCCTCTATCGAATACATATAGGGTAGGCAGTGGAAGAATAATAAAGCTAATGTCGAATACGGTGTCTGTGGGTGAAGGTCAGACGGGAGCAGCTCCTCTGATGGTGTTTTGCAGTGATGGTATATGGGCGTTGATGGTAGACGCAAGCGGACAAGTGGCATACACAAACTCACGCCCGATAAGTAGGGAAGTACTTAACAACAGAGATAACGCCAAGAATGTACAGGGCGGTATAGTTTTCGCCACAGACAGAGGTCTTATGCTATTGAGCGGTGCTGAGGTAACGGAGATAGGCGAGACGGTAGAGGGCAGAGTATCTCGGCACTTTGAGAGTAGTCCGAGTGCAGAGAAGCTGTTGTATGCAAGAGAACTATACGATAACGAGAAAAGTGTGAGGCTGCTAAAATCGATAGACCTAACAGAGTTCAAGGATTATCTGAAAGATATACGTATGGGGTATAACTACAATAAGCAGGAACTGATAGTAGCTAATCCCCAAAAAGATTATTACTATGTATTGTCGGCTGCAGGCAGATGGTACAAACATAGTGGGAAAATAAAATTCTTTGTGGAAGATTATCCAAACACCTATATATGCACAGCCAATAAGCTACTTAACATTGGACGAGAAGATGGCAATACTTCGGAGACGGGTTTTGTTACGAGGGCTATGAGGCTTGGAGGACAGACCCTCAAACGGCTGACACGAGTAATACTTAGAGGGTGGTTTGGCGTGGAGAGGGAGAACTGGATAAACGATATCGACTGCAGGGATATAAATATGACTCCTAAGACAGATGGTAGTATAGACTTGCGACGACCGAGCATAAGCAGAATAAAACTAAAGCCTAATAAAGTTTCCATAATCGAGATAGAAAACACAGAAGAACAACCGCGGCGAGTAACTAAAACGTTGGATATATCGGTAGAAAGCAGTCTGAAATATTCATATTCGGGTAAAGGTGATATAAAGGTAGTAGGAGAGCTATACTTTCCCAAAGAGATGTATTACGATCTATTTGCCGAAGAGGGTGATAGTATGGTAGAAGTGGCGGTCAAACTTAAATATGCCATATCGTCGTACAAAGATGGGTTCAAAAACCTGACGGTTAATGGTATGGATAGACGTACGTATACCATCTATATAAACTATGCTAACTGCGGCAAACTCGATGAGGATAGAATATCGTTTCGGTCGGTAACGGGCGATAGTTGGTATTCGGGCATCGATGAAGCATACGATAAGAATTTTGAAAGAATAGAAGGTAAGAGGTGGCGACAAATAGGAGAAAAAAGCATAGAGATAACCGACACTGTGATGGGGACCGTAGGTAGTCCTTTGGTGCAAAATATAGGGGCTATACCCTATGTGAGATTTCCTATTGATATAGAGATACCACGAGGAGAGGCGACCGAACCTGTATTTATGAAGGCAGGTAAAGACATATCGGTAGAGAGTGAGGTAGTAGAGGCTACAATAAATAGTATTACGTTGAAGAATAACACTTATTATACTTTCAGAGTACCTACAAGTAATAATCTATCGGATGGAAATGGACTACGACTGGAACGAATGTCGATAGACGACTTAGCCAAATCGATAAATAGCGGACAGGGAGGTATATTAAGTACAATGCAACCTTCTTCGGGGCAAAAATTATTGGCAGATGTAGGTAGGAAATTATTGGGTAGATACGATGTATACAATGTTATGTGGACAGAAGGTGAGTATACTATACCATATGTTACCCTATTGGAAGAAATAAGGGCGGGTAAATACTCAAACGAGTACAAAATAAAAGACACGACAATGCTTCTTGAGGAAGACAAGGTATATTGTCTAAATACACTCGATGGAGATAGATATACATTCATTAATGACATAGGAGACCATACAATTCAGTATTCTCGCCTACTGGAGAGCATAAAAAGTGGTAGTTATCCTATGTATGATGAGGATGGTGCTATTCCCGAAAAAGTTTACCTACGCAAGGGCAGATGTGTAGAGGTAGTAGACGGACGGACGGGAAATAGTATAGGTGATGGTTTTATGTATACTGGAGAGACCGGTAGTGTGTCGAGCAAATATATACTTGAGATGACGCAACCGGATAATCCCAACAAGACACCAATTCCATACATCAATAGCGAGTATATATTGCGTATCAAGAATAATAGCAAAATATTGGTACAGACAGACAGAGGTTCTTGGAGGATAGTATTCAGAGAATCTCCGTCGGATAAGCCATATATTGATATAGCTGCCCTACAGCTCATAAACAATATAACTTTAAAAAAGTATGAATTTATTTCGGACTACGATAAAGGTCATCCTATCTTTCTGAGAGAGGGGGCTACGAGATTGGTTACCCGAGAAGGCATTGTTTACGAGATAGATTATGTGGGAGATAGCCCTATACCGTATGATAAGCTAATTCAAAACTTAGAGGCGGGGAAATATGCTATCATAGCACCACAGACACAACGCTATGCAGGTCTATATGTATATGGAAGCTATGACGGCAAGCAATGGGCATTGCTCGGCAGAGTAGAGAGAACAGGAGAATTTAGGGACTTGGGGTGCTTGGTAGAGCGTAACGATTGCAAATATTACAAGATTATGTTTTTTGGCAACCTTAATGTTAACAGTGAAATAGATTATTTGGAAGTACAAGGCGGAGATACTTTGTATGGAGAAAAAATAAGATGACATTATGGAAGAAAAAGAAGTAAAGATTAAAAAGAAGACGGGACCGCCGAAAGGAGTAACGAACAATCCCAAAGGCAGACCAAAGGGAATACCAAACAAATTAACCAAAGAGAGCAAGGAAGTATTACTGCATATATTCGAGACTCTATCTGATGTGATAGTGTCTGAGTATCTAAACATAGATAAAGTGAAGAGTCTACCGCCAGAAGTACTGCTCGAATTTTATATAAAGATCATCCCATATCTAATACCCAAAGCAGAAACGAAGACGGAGGAAAAGAGCAATGTAAGTATACAGTTCGATAGATTGCTGACAAGTTTCGGGGTGCGGAGCGAACTACCTCAATAACCGGAGATAACTTGCCATACCGCTTTGTTCATTCGGTCTATAACGGAAAAATCTTTTTGGATATATCCCATAGTAACCTTATGTGCCGATGTGTGATTTAGAGCGAAAGCGACCTGCTCGGTAGAAAATCCACAGACGTTTTGAGCTATTGTAGCCCACGAATGTCGGAATACATATGTGGTAACCTTAGGTAGATTGTATCGAGTACATACGGACAATAATCCTTTGTTTACGGCAGTAGAGAAGTAGTCGGGCGTATGGTATTGCTCGGCGAAGTTGAAGAGGTGATTCTTACCTTTATAGACTTCAAGTAAATATCGTATATGTTCGGGTATAGCAATCTCGATATAAGCCTTGTCAGGTCTTGTGTTTTTTGTTTTTGCACGGTTGTAGCATAGTTTGTCTCCTTTTAGACAAGAAGTATCCATCTTATAAAGGTCGACCGTATTGATACCCGCCAGAGATATAATCATAAGACAGACATCGATAGCTAACTGTTCGCGGGTATATATTGGAGTCGCGGACAAAATCTGTTTTATAACATCTGGACATACTGCTCTGGGTTCGGGTACATCTACTTTGGGTATCTTTACTGCCCTGAATGGCTGATGTGGTATTTTTATAATATTCTTATCGTAGTCGTTATATTCGAGACAGCCCTCCTCAAAGAGTTTCTGAATGCAGATAGGATACATATTCTTTGCCCGTTTAGTATGCGAAAGAGCATCGACCCACTTGCGGATGGTAGACGAAGTAATGTCGGAGAACATAATGTCGTTTTTACCCAAAAACAGACTTAGTGACCTAAGAGCAGTGCGGTAATTGGCGACAGATTTATCTCTGTGTTCATTATACATTTTACCGATGTACCTATCGGCAAATTTAGAGAAAGATATTCCTTGCTTATCGGAGAGTAGCAGATTCTTGATCTCTTTTGCTGTCCAAGACTCTGAGTTGTATTCGGCAAGTTTGCCTATATATTCCTTAATCTGACTGTAACAGTTGGCTAATACGATATTGTCCGTAATCTCGTTTCGCTTATTTATGTTTGACTTATGTATTAAGTATGATGTCCTAATATAGTCGGTTGTCGAGCGAGCCGATATGCGAATATATACGGTGTTAAATTCCTTGTCTGTTCTTGTTACGGGAGTGAAAGTAGCCATATTGAGATTGTAATTTATTTGTAATTTTTTTCGGTAAAAACAGCGAAATTATTTGCCCCTTTTTGACTACGCTAAAAAATGCGTCATAATAAAAAGCCCTTATAATAGGGCTTTCGGTGTTGTGTCCTCGCAGGGACTCGAACCCTGGACCCACTGATTAAGAG